AAAGTTGTTGGGCGCAAGCTTGTAGAAGCACGTCCTGAGATCATGCTCATTGCCGGTGGGCTCTCGATGTTGGCCGGTACTATCTATGCCTGCGCTAAAACACCGAAAGCCGCCGAGATTATTGATGCCACAAAGGATCTGATTGCATCAGAAGAGAACCTTAATAGAGTTACGGATAATGCTACCGGAACAGTTCCGACGAAGGAAGAAAAGGCTCGTCGAGGCAAAAAATATGCCATAATTTACGCAAAATCAGGTCTCAAAATTGCCCGTTTATACGCCATTCCTGCGCTTTTGTGGGGAGGTGGTATCCTGAGTATATACGGTGCCCATCATGAGCTTAGAATGCGAAATACGAGGCTTCTCGCGAATTCTGTGGCCGCTGGGCAACTCTTTAACGAATATCGCGGGAGAGTTGCTAAAGCCGTAGGCGAAGAGACCGAAAATAAGATCTATATGGGCGCTCAAGAAGGCATGGTTCAGGTTCTTGAAAAAGATGAAGAGACCGGTGAAGAGAAAATTGTAGAAAAGAAGGCTGATGTCTTTGTCGCTCAGCCCGGTTCTATCTTTGCGAGGAATTATACAGAAGCAACAACTGATGCGTTTGATATTCGAACTTATGCTGATTATTTTCTTGATAGTCGTATCGGTAAAATACAGAACGATCTTGAGGTTGGAGTTGTTAAGTTCTATTCCGGAGCTGAAATTTTAAGATCTCTTGGTTTTTATGAAGCAGAAATAACTCCGGAACTTATCGACAATGGTATCTCGGCTAAGGGACCTAAACTGAAAATGACACGTTTGCAGGGTTATGAAAAAGTTTGGGACGAAGAGAGGCATACTCATATTTATAGGCCATGCTTGAGGGTAGACTTTAACTTCTATCCTCTGAAAGGAATGATTTAATGAAAAATTTTATTATATTTTTAGGCGGATGCTTTGTAGGAGCTTGCGGAACATTTATTTATTTACGTAAAGATATTAAGAAGAAGCTGGCAGAGATGAATACTGCTCCTGAGTCTTTTCTTGATCCTCCAGCGACTAAAGAAGAGGATGTTCCGTTTACTGTTGACGATCCTGAAAAAGTTATTCATGCGGTTCGTGAGGTAAATGTTAACACCAATAAGCCAAATACGTCAGCTGTTCGTTATGATAAGCTTGTGAGAGATCTCGATTCTAAAGGGGAAGGAGGTAACGTTATGGTAGAAAATGATATTTTGGATAGAGACCGCTTTGAACCGGTCGTGGATAAAAACGAATTAAATGATACGATTTATGACCGTGAGCGTTATGTATTTTACCAAGGCGATCAGGTTCTTTCCACGGAAGCAGGAACTATTATTGAGAAGCCTGCTACTGTGATCGGAACAGATTGGGATCAGTATACCGGAATTATATTTGACAAGACTTCTTTGATTCGTGACAAGAGGCGGATGGCTATTCTGGAAATCTACGTTGAAGACGGTACCTACTCTGATGAATATGGAGATATCATTGAGATAGGGGAGGATTGATAGTCGATGAATGACGCATATTATCGTTGGCTGGTCGATCTTTTAGATGATGAATACTTGCGAACAAGTTACCAAAAACTGCTGTATCATCTTTTCACAACAGAGTTTATCTGGGAGATTGACTACGACGAAAATCGTGCGGCAGGAGGACTTAATCTTCGTAAGTTATATGGAAAAGAGATTGGCTATCCGATGTTTAGTTTGAACTGTGGTTGTACCGTTTTAGAAATGATGATCGCTTTGGCTAGAAAGACAGATAGCGACATTATGTACGACCCGGTTTTAGGAGAGCGGACAAGGTCGTGGTTCTGGATCATGATGGAGAATCTCGGCCTTGATATTTATGACGACTACAGTTATGATCCGGCAGCGGTCGATCAAATTCTTGATATTTTCATGCATCATAGGTATCGTGCAGACGGTGTTGGAGGTATGTTTCCATGCGACGGAATAGGCACTGATATGCGAAAAACTGACCTTTGGTGGCAGTTAAATCAGTATTTGATTGAGAATAATTTTTAGTGAAAAATTGCAAAAAATAGCATTTATTGCCACTTTTGCCACTTTTTTTCGTACCTTTTGCGTGAAAAAATAATATAAATATATAAAAAAGAATAGAAAATAACTGACAAAAGTGGCAAAAATGACAGAAAAGGATTTTAGCAAGAAAGGAGGTAAAAATACGGACTTTGTAAAAATTTCATGGAGGCCGGGAGCAAAGAAAGATGCACCGCCTGAAATTTATCCTGATTTTTTAACTGGCGAAAGAAAAGATCTTATGATTCGTGGCGGAGATTTCTATGCTATTTGGGATGAAAAGAAAGGCACTTGGTCAACAAATCAGAATGACGTTATTCGAATGATCGATTCCGAGATGGAAAAGTATAAAAAGAAAGATGATTTTCTAAGCAATGCCAAAATAATGTATATGAAATATTCGCGTACAAAAACTATAGACGAATGGGTAAAATACATTAAGCGACAACAGCTTTCTGATAACTTTCATCCACTTGACGAGACATTAGTATTTTCAAATACACCTGTATCTAGAGAAAATTATTCTTCCAAAAAATTAAGTTATGCACTAGAACCGGGAGACCATAAAGCATGGGATGAAATTGTAAGCACATTATATTCTCCGGAAGAACGTCATAAAATTGAATGGGCTATTGGCGCTATTGTTTCAGGCGATTCAAAATGGATTCAGAAGTTTGTAGTATTTTACGGAGATTCTGGAACTGGAAAGTCTACGATTTTGAATATTATTTCTGACATCTTTGGCGGAAGTATTGATAAGGGCGGGTACGTCGCTACGTTCAAGTCAAAAGCAATAGGAAGTGGAAACAGTGAATTTGCTCTTGAGCCATTGAAGGATAATCCGTTAGTTGCAATTGAACATGATGGTGATTTGAGTCGAATAGAAGATAATACGACTTTAAATAGTCTAGTATCTCATGAAACTTTACCGGTTAACACTAAGTATGGAAAGATCTATCCTATGACTTTTCATACTTTTTTGTTTCTTGGTACAAATCGCCCTGTCAAAATAACAGATTCAAAATCAGGCGTTATAAGAAGACTAATTGATATTAGTCCAACCGGAAACCTTATTCCAAATAAAAAATACAATCAGCTAATGAAAAGTGTTGAATTTGAACTTGGAGCTATTGCTGAATATTGCTTAAGAGTTTATGAAGAAGATCCAAATTACTATGACAATTATATTCCTAAAATTATGATTGGTGCTACGAATGATTTCTATAATTTTATGGAAGAAAACTTTGACAAATTTAAAGAAGACGATTCAACAACTCTTAATGATGCATGGTTTCTATATAACGCATACGTTAGCGAAGCAAAAGTTCCATATCCCTATTCTAAACGACTTTTTAAAGAAGAACTCAAAAACTATTTTCGTATTTTTAAAGAACGCCAGCAAATTGATGGAAAGTATCTTCGAAACTGGTATGGCGGTCTAAAGCTTGAAAAGTTTGGGATATTTGAGAAGCAGGCCGAAGAAGAAGCTGAAGGTTGGCTGAAGTTTAATACAACAGAAAGTCTGTTTGATAAGTTTGGAGCTTCGTGGCCAGCACAGTATGCGCATATTCAGGATGATGGATCTGACAGACCGGAAGTTGCTTGGGACAAATGTGAGACTTGTCTTGCTGATATTAATACTTCAGAGCTTCACTATGTTAGACCAGACCAAACTGTGATTACAGTGGATTTTGACAAAAAAGATCCTGTAACAGGTGAGAAGTCTCTGAAGTTAAATCTTGAAGCTGCTTCTAAATGGCCAGAAACATATGCCGAACTTAGTAAAAGCGGAGTAGCAATTCATTTAGAGTATATTTACACAGGCGATATTAATAAACTTGAGCCTGTCTATGAGCCAGATGTAGAGATTAAGGTGTTTCCGGAAAATAAAAAATCTGCTTTGCGCAGAAAGCTTACTCGTTGCAATGATATTCCGATTGCAACAATTAGTTCCGGATTGCCGTTGAAGAAGGAGGTAAAGTTGGTAGAAGAATATATTATTGAAGACGAGAAGCATCTTAGAGCAAAGATTAAGAAAGCACTTAGAAAAGAAGTAGAGCCTGGATATACCGTTACGTGCGTCAATTATATTGGCAAAGTTTTGAATCAGGCATATGAAAGTGGCATGCATTATGACGTGAGCGATATGAAAAAAGCTGTAATGGCTTTTGCTGCTGGTTCTCATAATCATTCGTTACAGTGCCTTGATATGGCTGAGGACTTTCCATACAAAAGTGAAGAACCTTCTCAGGCGATCGATGCCAAAAATGATGAAATTATATTTTTTGATGTTGAAGTATATCCGAATTTCTTTGGTATTGCCATCAAGCCGTTAGGAAAGTCAGGAACAGTATTCTATAATCCCACTCCGCAGGAAGTTCAAAAGATATTTCAGTACAAAGCCATTGGCTTTAACAATCGCGACTACGATAATCATATTTGCATGGCTCGAATGATGGGCGAGACTGAATATGAATTGTTCGTGAGATCACAAAGTATAATCAATGGCAACAAGGGAAGAAATGAATACAAAATCCGTGAGGCTTATAATCTTTCTTATACTGACGTCTATGATTTCTGTGCTAAGAAGCAAAGTTTGAAGAAGTGGGAGATTGAGCTCGGTATTCATCATCAGGAAATGGGTATTCCGTGGGATCAGCCAGTTCCGAAGGAACGATGGAAAGATGTTATGGAGTATTGTATGAATGATGTTATTGCTACTGAAGAAGTCTTTAAAGCAAATCAGGCAGACTTTAAGGCCCGACAGATTCTAGTTGACCTTGCTAATACTTTGGTTGGACCAGGAAGCACTGTAAATGACACTACTAATACTCTTACAACTAAACTTATAGTTGGGTCTGAGAAGAACCCTCAAGCTTTCTTTGTTTATCCAGATCTCAGTAAAGAATTTCCGGGATACGAATACAATAAGTATGGGATCGATAAGAGCCGATATATTTCAAAAGATGTAATTATATCCGGAAAATCGATTTATAAGGGCTATGATCCGGGAGAAGGTGGCTTTGTTTATGCTGAGCCTGGTATGTATTATGATGCTGAATGCTATGACTCTGCTTCTCATCATCCTTCATCGATTATTGCTGAGAATGGCTTTGGTCCATATACTCCGAACTTTAAAAGGCTTCTTGATCTGAGACTTATGATCAAACATAAACAATTTGATGAAGCTCGGCAGCTTTATGATGGAGCTTTAGCTCCTTATCTGACTTCAGAAGAGGATGCAAAGGCCCTTTCTTATGCGTTGAAGATCGCAATCAATTCTGTTTATGGCTTGACGGCTGCTCATTTCGATAATAAGTTGCATGATCCGAGAAACGTGGATAACTGGGTTGCAAAGCGCGGAGCGCTATTTATGATTGATCTTCTGACAGAAGTTCAAAAGAAAGGCTATAAAGTTATTCATGTAAAGACCGATAGTATTAAGATTGACCATCCGGATGAAAAGATATTCCAGTTTGTCTATGATTATGGCAAAAAGTTTGGTTATACATTTGAGATTGAACATAAGTTTGATAGGCTTTGTCTTGTAAACGATGCAGTTTATATTTGCAAGTACAATGATGAACCTGAGAATGGCAAAATGGCAGGACAATGGGAAGGAACTGGGGACCAGTTTAAAAAGGGGAGCAATCCGTATGTTTTTAAAACTTTGTTCAGTCATGAACCTATTGAGTTTAAGGATCTCTGTATAACTTATACTGTTAAAGTTGGACGTGGATTATATTTGGATATGGATGAAAATCTTGGCGATTCTGAGCGGTTAGAAAAAGAACAGGAAAAGCTTATTAAAAAATGGCATAAAGCAGGCTTCGATCTTAACAATGATAATGATACTCTTTTAAGCAACGGCGGCGCGCCTACTCTTATTGATATTCCAGATAAGAAATTGGAACAGTATACAAAAGATGCTTATCACGCCGATTATGTACGGCTTTGTGAGATCGAAGATGAAATAAAGAAGTGCCATGACTATCATTTTGTTGGAAAAGCTGGTTTATTCTGCCCAATGAAGCCAGGAACTGGCGGCGGACGGCTCGTTCGCGAGAATGAAGGCAAATATGCTTATGCAGCAGGAGCTAAAGGATATCGTTGGATGGAGGCTGAATATGTTCAGCAATTTCATAAAGAAAATGATATTGATATTAGCTATTTTGAAGAACTGGCGAAAGATGCCAGAGCAACCATTGAGAAATTCGGTTCTTTTGAAGAATTTGTTTCTTGATGTTTTTTAATTTATTAATAATTATATTTTAAAAGGAGCTATTTAAGAATTATGAAAATCGTTGAAACTACAAGACGTGGATTTGTCATTGATGAAATCGTTGATAGTGAGGTCCGTGCAAGAAACTTTGGCGGGGTTGAAAAGAAGAGCGGTAATAGAACTGTTAATACAGAAGGTCGCAGAAACTTTCTTTTATACATTACCGAGGAAATTGCAGAACAGCTGAAGGAATTTGGCTGCGAAGTTAAATATACAACTCCAAGGGATGAGAATGATGTAGCTCGTCCTTTCGTTTCCATGAATATCTCTTATTATCTGAAGCCGGTTGAAGCTCATCTGATTGCAAATGGTGTTGACACCCTTCTTGATGAAGATCATCTTTATCAGTTGAATGACTTTGAGTTTAAGAATCTTGGTTTGGTCGTTGAACTTGGTAAAGAAAAAGTTCATCAGAATGGCGTTCGCTATATTCCGATGTTTGCTTCCCAGATTTGGGCAGAGATTACACCGAGTTACTTCGGAACAAGATATGCTTATTTGAATAACCAGGGGCAGGCCGAAGAAGCAACTCCCTTTTGAGTTAAAAGATGAGTTGAATCCTAAACTTGATGAAGGTCAACTAGAAGCTGTTAGGAAACTTAGAAACGGAAACATTCTTTGTGGTGAGGTCGGCTCTGGCAAGTCTCGGGCCGGCCTTGCTTATTATTTCTGCAAAGTTTGTGGCGGTATGATAGATGGAAAAGATCATGGTTTTGACAGTGATTATATTCCGATGAAGCATCCGCTTGATCTTTATATTATAACAACCGCAAAAAAGCGTGACAAAAGAGAATGGGAAGATGAAATGATTCCTTTTCTTTTATCATCAGATCCGGAGAATAATAAGTATAAAGATCAGATGAAAGTTGTTGTCGATTCATGGAATAACATTGAAAAATATGTTGATGCCGAAAATTCATTTTTTATATTTGATGAGCAGCGAGTTGTCGGTTATGGCAAATGGTCAAAGACGTTCATTCAAATTTCGAAGAAAAACTTATGGATATTTTTAAGTGCAACTCCTGGCGATTGCTGGATGGACTATCTTTCTATTTTTATTGCTAATGGCTTTTTCAAAAATAAAAGTGATTTTATTAGACGTCATGTCATTTATTCCAGATATTCTAAGTTTCCGAAAGTTGATCAATATGTGAATGAACAAATGCTTGAAAAAATGCGAGATCATATTCTTGTAAGCATCGAGTATTATAAGCCAACCGAGCGTCATGTTTTATATCTTTCCGCAGAATATGATAAAGATGCTTATCGAAAGCTTATGCGAGATCGGTGGAATGTTTATGAAGATAAACCTATAGAAAATATTAGTGAATTGTGTTATGCCCTTCGAAAGACTGTAAATGCAGATCCGAGCAGAATTCAGCAAATAATTCCAATTGCTGAAAAACATAAAAGATTAATTATATTTTATAATTTTGATTATGAGCTTCAGATTCTGCGTTCTGCTGATTGGCCATCTGATATGGAAATTGGCGAATGGAATGGACATAGGCATCAAGAAATTCCAGATACTGATAAATGGGTTTATTTTGTTCAATACACAGCAGGTGCTGAAGGATGGAATTGTATTAGAACAAATGCTATTTTGTTTTACTCTCCTAGCTATTCATATAAGACGACTGAGCAGGCTATGGGAAGAATAGACAGACGCAATACGCCTTATAGAGATTTATATTATTACTTCTTTAAAACATATGCTCCTATTGATATTGCTATTTCAAGAGCGTTAAAAAGAAAGAGAAATTTCAATGAAAGTGCTTTCTTTCAGCGTTCAAATTCGTAATTTTTACAACGTCTATAGTAGGAGAGGAAGGGTTTGCCATTTTTGACAAGCTCTTTATGTTTTTGAGGTGAAAAATGAAGAGGCCATTAGAAAGTAAGTTCCAGGCTGAACTTGTGAAAGAGCTTCGCGAGATATTCCCAGACGCATTGATATTTAAGAATGAAAGTAAGCAGGGCCTTCCTGATCTTACAGTTCTTTATGGAAAGCATTGGGCATTATTAGAATGCAAAGCTTATAAGCATGCAAAACACCAGCCTGGACAGGATAGATATATTGAAAAAGCAAATAAAATGTCTTTTGGAAGATTTATTTATCCTGAGAATAAAATGGAGGTTTTAGATGAACTTCAACAAGCATTTCGAGTTGGAAGGAAAACACGCAGTTCTAAGTCCGAGTAAACCATACTGGTTGAACTATAATCAGGATCAGATTCGCAATTATATTTTAAGCCAACAAGCAGCCGCGAAAGGAACACGACTTCACGACCTTGCAGCAAGATTGATTCAAGAGGGTTTGAAATTAAAAGGCACAACTCAGACTTTAACCTCTTTTGTTAATGATGCTATTGGCTATGGCATGACTCCAGAAGTCGCTTTAAGGTACACAGAAAATTGTTTTGGGCATACAGATGCTATCAGCTACGATCGTGGAATATTAAGAGTTCATGATTTAAAAACTGGAAGTGGCCCTGTTCACATTGAGCAGCTTGAGATTTATGCTGCTCTTTTTCTTTTAGAGTATGAGCGGCTGTTCGGAGTAAATCCTGCAAACACTAAAGTGAATCTTCGGATTTATCAGAACGATGATATTCAGGAAGTAAATCCAGATAGAGACCGCATGGAAGAACTCATCTATTTGATTAAAGAACGAGATTCATGGGTTGAAGATACAATGCAGGAGGATGACAAATAATGTTGTTTCATACAAAAGAAGAGCTTCTTCATTATGGAACTCCAAGGCATTCCGGAAGATATCCTTGGGGATCTGGTAAAAATCCATATCAGAGAAGCAGAGATTTTTTAGGCCGTATTAAAGATCTCGAAGCACAAGGACTTTCTCAAAAAGAAATTGCTGAAGCAATGGGTCTTAAAAGTACGAAAACGCTCCGCGAGTATCAGCGTATGCATAACGAGCGAATTAAAATGGATCAGATGCTAAAAGCTCAAAAATTGAAAGCAAAGCAATGGAGTAATGTTGCTATTGCTGAAGAGCTTGGTGTTACGGAAGGAACTGTTCGAAATTGGCTAAATCCAAATAGAAAAGAAAAGAAATCTATTCAGAATATTGCCGATACATTAAAAACGGTATTAGAAGAAAAACCATATTTGGATGTTGGTGAAGGCGTTAACCGCCAACTTGGAATCAGCCAAGAGCAGCTTAACACTGCTTTAACACTTTTAAAAGACGAAGGATATAATGTTTATGACTGGAAAATGCCGCAGGCATCCAATCCTTCACAAAAGACAAATATGCTGATTTTGACAGATGGCGAAACTACAAAAGCCGAACTCGCAGACAATATTGGAAAAGTTACTTCTCCTGATGGCGTATATTTTACAGATTATGGTGAAACGACTGTAAATAGAAAGCCTATTGAAAGCATTGATTCTAATCGTGTTGCCGTTCGATACGATGAGCAAGGCGGCACAAAAAGTGACGGAACTATTGAAATTCGTCCTGGTGTTGAAGATCTCTCACTTGGCCAAAATCGTTATGCTCAAGTCCGTATCGCGGTCGACGATAGTCATTATTTAAAGGGCATGGCACATTATGCAGATGATACTTCAAATTGGCCGGATGGCGTTGATATCATGTTTAATACAAATAAGCATGAAGGAACGCCAATGCTTGGCGAAGGTGACAATACAGTTCTAAAAGTTATGAAAAACGACCCTCAGAATCCTTTTGGTGCGGCTTTTCGTCAATGGGATTATGAAGGTTCAGATGGCGAATCTCATACTTCCCCAGTTAATATTGTCAATGAAGACGAAGATTGGGATAACTGGAAAAACGCATCTTCTGCTCAATTTCTTGCAAAACAATATCCTGCCGTTGCCAAGCAACAGCTTGATCAAAAATATATGGAATTTGAGAAAGAATATGATGAAATTCAGAATGTCTCAAATCCGACTTTACGAAAAGAGCTTTTAGATGAATTTGCTTCAAAATGCGATTCTGCTGCTGTTGATCTAAAAGCGGCTAGTTTTCCGCGTCAGGGAACCTATGCTCTTTTGCCATGCAATTCTCTAAAAGAAGGAGAAGTATATGCTCCTCAATTTGAGAATGGCGAAGAAGTAATTCTAATTCGTCACCCTCATGCTGGCGTTTTTGAAATTCCGAAATTGACGGTTAATAATAATAATGCAGAAGGCCAAGCTATTCTTGGCAAATATCCAGAACATGCTATTGGCGTCACCGCACAAACGAGAGCTCAACTTTCTGGTGCCGATTGCGATGGCGATACAGTTCTTGCTATTCCAACAAAAGGCCAGAACTTTAAAACTGCGCCAATGATTGACGAATTAGTCAATTTTAATCCAAATGATGAGTATGCAAGGCCTGCTGATACCAAAAAGTGCACTGGTAAAAGCCGAGACGGAATGAGCGGCGACGGGTTTAACAAAGGCATTGAAATGGGCAAAATATCTAATCTGATTACAGATATGCAGATTAAAGGTGCCGAGCTTGATAGCGATGAAATTGTAAGAGCTGTAAAGCATTCTATGGTTGTCATTGATGCCGAAAAGCACAATCTTGATTGGCAGCGTTCGTATGAAGAAAATGGAATTGCTGAATTAGAAAAGAAATATCAAGGAAAAGCTGGTGGCGGAGCATCAACTTTGATATCTCGTGCAAAAGGCCAAGCAACTATTCCGGAAAGAAAAGAAATTACCAGTAAAAGTATGATGACTCCGGAAGAACTTGAAAGATATAATAATGGTGAAAGAATTTGGCGGAATACAAATAGAACGTATAAAGAAGAAAAGCAAATTACAGATCCCAGTAAAATGACAGAAGCTGAACTTGAACGGTACAATAAAGGTAAAGGCGTTTATAGAGAAACTGGGAAGATTAAGCAAGCAACTGAAACAAAAGAAAGATTAGCGGTTACAAATGATGCCCATGAACTTTCATCTGGATCCTATATTGAAGAAATTTATGCTGATCATTCTAACAGATTGAAAGCTTTGGCAAATGAAGCGCGAAAAGAATCAAGGGCAACAAAAGAGATTGAAGCTAATAAATCTGCTAAAGAACTTTACGCTGAAGAAGTTAAAAGTTTGGATGCAAAAGTGATTAAAGCAGAATTAGAAGCTCCTAAAGAACGACAGGCGCAAGCTATAGCCAGAAGTAATATCAAAGCTAGAATAGAAGCTAATCCTAGTCTAAAAGATAAAGACAATGCTGACAAGCTTCGGAAGATTAGCAATAGGGCCATAGAAGAAGCTAGGGACCTTGTTTATGGAACGAAAAGAGAAGACGCAAGTTCTAAACGTCGGTATCGTGTAACCTATACCGATAAGGAATGGGAAGCTATACAAGCTGGTGCTATTTCTAAAACTAAGCTTAAGACTTTATTTAAATATTCAGATAAAGACGAGCTTAAAAAGAGATCTACGCCAAAAAGTGATAGAGGAGTAAGCGCTTCAGCTTCTAACTACGCTGTTTCATTAATTAAATCCGGGCATTCTATGGCTGATGTTGCTTCTTTGGTTGGCATATCTGCTTCAACTCTTAGAGCAGATCCTTCAGTGGCTAGAGCTCTTGCAGCTGCTCAAAAAATCTAAAAGAAAGGAGATTTGATCGTTGGCTCGCACAATGCTATCTACTTCAGATAACCCATATAATCCTTTTACACAGTATAATCTTTGGTCATCGTATGATGAAGCGATTTGTGGTTATTATACAAGTTCTTTTCTTGCTAGGCTAACTGCATTATCTCCCGAATTTAGTGAAGCAGAAATGGACATTGCAATTGAGAACGCTGTTGATGATGCAATTAATACAAATATTCATATGATTAGTCCTTTAACAGGCAAAGAAGTAAGTTATGTGAAAGTAGTTGAGCCTAAATAGTTCTATTTATTTAGGCTCTATTAGTTTTGCCTCCATTTTTATATGCTTTAAGTCGAGATTTGTTATGCTTTTTGTGTGTTTATGCATAATATTTCTCGACTTAAAGCGCTTTTTATGCAACTTCTTTGTGCTTTGGCATTCAAATTGTTTGCTAGGACCCTGAAGGGTACCCTATGCACCCAAAAACCCTCCTTAAATGCCCCCCTATAGGGGGTCAAAACAAAAAGTACCCCCTCCCCCAAT